AAACAGCTATTGCGGGTAAAGCAACTCAAACAGCAAGTAACGATACTGGAATGACTTTCAATATTTATGAACCATATGGTTTTAGTTTCATTTCAAAAATAACCAGAGCGGCTCAACTACTGGAGGGGCTGGATCACCTGCCGGTAACTATGGTGGTGGCGGCGGCGGTGGTGGTAGCGCAGCTACATCCGGCAATGGTGGTAATGGTGCACAGGGCGCAATTATCATCACTTATACTGTCTTAAATACCGTTTCGCTCGCTGCAACCGAAGCACAAGACACAGCGGCAATTACGGTATCGGCGACCACCAAGGCTGCTCTTGCCGCAACCGAAACAACGGACACGGCGGCGATTACGGTATCGGCGACTACCAATGTGGCGCTCGCGGCAACTGAAGCCGTTGATACGGCGGCAATTACCGTAAACCTTATAAATAATGTTTCGCTTGCCGCGACCGAAGCTGTTGATACGGCGGCTATAGCAATATCGGCAACCACCAATGCTGCTCTCGCCGCGACCGAAGCTGCTGATACAGCGGCAATTACCGTAAACCTTATATATAACGCTTCTCTTGCCGCAACCGAAGCGCAAGACACCGCCGCGATCACTGCGCTGATACCGGCGGTCTTGTCGCTCGCCGCGACCGAAGCACAAGATACCGCCGCAATCACAGCCCGCACAACGGCTATTTTGTCGCTCGCTGCAACGGAAGCACAAGACACCGCTGCAATTAATGTTCAGGCGACTACCAATGCGTCGTTGGCCGCGACCGAAGCGCAAGATACCGCCGCAATCACCGTCCGCGCTACAACCAACGTAGTGCTCGCCGCGACCGAAGCCCGCGACGTTGCGGCGGTCAGCGTTACGGCGATTTCGTTCCTTTCTGCATCGGCGACGTCAACTTCCGCCGCCAGCGCCGTGGGCGTAGTCACCTACCTTGCTTCGGGTGCCACAAATGTGGTATCCATATCGTCGGTAACGGCGGGTTTAACTTATACCGCAGTGGCTTCTGCGACCTCAATAAGCGCAGTTTCTGTAACGGCGCGTTTCTTGTGGGAACCGCAGGCTGGGGACACAGGCACTTGGCAAGACCAATCTGTCCCAGATACGTCATGGACTCCGCTTTCCAATAACTCGGCTTCGTGGACGCCGATCACCTCGGCTGCATAAGATAGAAGGTTGCTTAGATGGCAAACTCATATACGACAAATCTTAATCTTACGAAGCCCGAAGTCGGTGCCGATACCGACGCATGGGGCGGGCATCTTAACACAGATTTAGATACGCTTGACGGTATTTTCGCTGCGAGCGGAACAGCGGTCGCGATCAATCACACGGGTAAATCCGTTACGGTTACGGACAATCTTTTTTACGTCAAAGACAACGCCGATGCGACTAAGATCGCGCAGTTTGACGCGGCGTCGCTTACGACCGGCACAACGCGCACTTATACGTTGCCGGATGTGTCAGATACGTTGGTGGCGTTGGGCGCGACGCAGACGCTTACGAACAAAACCCTTTCAGGAACAACCGTAGTTGGGTCTGGGGATGCTTCGGCGTCCCCCACCAATGGAACTTTGCGTGGGGCCAACGGCACGGGCACAAACATCACCGGTGCCACGGTATCGGTCAGCGCGGGCAATGGTACGGGTACCGGCGGTTCAGGGTCGATCAATTTCAATACTGCGCCAGCAAGCACAACGGGTTCGACCGCAAATACGCTTGCGACTGTAATGACGATTAGCAATGCGGGCAACGTAAGTATCAGCGGGTCAGTTAGCCCTAGTTACATAAACCTAAACGCAAACACTGCGTCGGCACCCGCTGTCGATGCAGCCGTAACTCGCCCTGCCAACGGAACTTTGGCTGTTGTCACAAACTCCGCTGAACGTATGCGTGTAGATAGTAGCGGTAACGTAGGTATTGGAACAACTTCGCCGGGGTACACGTTGGACGTTCGCGCCGCAACTGGTTCCGTTTCAGCGACGTCTAATACTGGAACAAATTACGCAAAACTCCAATGCAATAATACTGGTGGGTCTTTTCAATTTGGTATTGATAACTCCGCTGGTTCAAACTTTGGCTCTACTGTTGCGTATGCCAGAGCCATTTGGAACGATAGTTCAACTGCACCAACTATCATATACACCAATAGCGCCGAACGCCTACGCATTGGAACTTCTGGGCAAATAGGTATTGCTGGTGCTAACTACGGCACGGCGGGCCAAGTACTTGTTTCCGGTGGCTCAAGCGCGGCACCTTCTTGGGGGTCAACTCTTACCGCCGCTGCAACAGTTACCCCTGCTTCTGGCACTACAGCAGCTTTGGTTTCTGGGCTTCCGGCTACAATAAAACGCATTACCGTTTCATTTTACAACGTAACTATGGCGACAGCGAGCTCTTCGGTTGTCATCCAGCTTGGAACTTCAGGCGGGTTTGTAACTACTGGTTACATTGGCAACGCGTACTACGGCGCTTCAGGTGGGGTTGTAAATGCGCTTACGGCCACGAACGGTATTCTTGCCGCTATAATGACTTCAAACACTCAAGTCATAAGCGGGTCTATTGTTTTTACAAATCCAACCGGAAATGTGTGGATTGGAACAACTCTTAGCACATCGGATTCAACAGCTAGCCCTTTAATTGGGCATGGTGCCGGATATATTTCCCTTGGCGGAACTCTAACTCAAATGCGGCTTACCACTGCGTCTGGAACTGGAACTTTTACCGGTACCGGAACGTGGACTGTTTTGTATGAGTAAAATTTAATGCAAGTTTCTGATAACGGCGTTGACCTAATTAAACACTTTGAAGGCTTTTCAGCCACCGCCTACCTGTGCCCGGCAAACGTGCCGACCATAGGATACGGTCACACAAAAGGTGTCACCCGTGCGGATGTTGGTGTCAAATTTGTCACCGAGGATACGGCAACAAAAATGCTGGCCGATGATCTTGCGGAGGTTTCCAAACAAGTCGAAGCCGCCGTCACGGTGCCTTTGAACCAAGATCAGTTCGACGCATTGTGCTCGTTCACATACAATCTTGGGGCGCGAAGCCTTCGTACCTCTACGCTTTTGTCCCGTTTGAACGCCGGTGCTTACGAAGCCGTTCCAGATCAACTTCTTCGTTGGACACACGGTGGTGGTAAAGTATTGCAAGGGCTTGTGAACCGGCGCACTGCTGAAGCAAAGCTATGGAATAGCGAGGCTTGGTCCTAATGACCCTGATACCCATTCAATTCCCAGCAGGTTTAGAACGAAACAACACCCCGTACGACACGCCGGGTGCATGGTGGGATACGAACTTGGTCCGCTGGCAGTCTGGCTCGATCATGCCCGTTCTGGGGAATCAACGTCTCACGTCCTCGGCGCTTAACGGCGCGGTGCGTAAGATTTTTGTGTATCGCGACAACAACAACGGGCGGAATGTTCTTGTTGGAACCGACAACAAACTCTATTCCGACCAAGGTTCGTCCTACGCCGACATTACCCCTGCCAGCTTCGTGCCGCTGTCATCTATCGGAACAGGCGGCGGGTATGGCACATTTAACTACGGTAAATACACATACGGTACTGCGCGTGCCGCGCCATCACCGATTTTTTCGCCAATGGCTTATTGGACGTTTGGTAACTGGGGGCAGGACGTTATCTTAACCGCCAATACCGATGGCCGGTTGTTTTATTACACAACGTCTACTTCTTCCACGGCTCCGACGGTCATCTCCACTGCCCCGACAGGCAACAATTCTGTTCTGGTCACGGACGAACGGCATGTTATGTGCATCGGGCAAGGTGGGGGTGGTGGCTCAACGAGGCGCGTGGCGTGGTCTTCAAGAGAAGACTACACCGATTGGAATTTTGCGAGCACAACGAACACGGCGGGTTATTTAGACCTTACAACGAAGACGCCGCTGTTGCGCGGGTTCAAGGTCAAAGAAGGCGTGCTTATTTTTTCGCTGACGGACATCTATCTCGCGTCGTACGTTGGCACGCCATATATTTACGGGTTCCAACGGTTGTCGGACACCGAGATGTTCCACCCGGATGGTGTCGCCACGTTCAACGGCAAAGCTGTCTGGCTCACGCGGTTGGGTTTCCAGATTTATTCCGGTGGCTTCGTGCAGCCGTTGGATTGCCCTATCCTAAACGACATCATGGGCGAATTGGACCCGTCTTATGGTCCGACCCGCATCCACGCTGCGCACAATGGTGTTTTCCCAGAGGCTTGGTTCTTCTACGCCACCAACGGTAACACAGAAGCGAATCGGTATGTGATCTGGAACTATCAAGAAAACTGGTGGGCGTGGGGTTACATGAACCGCAGCGCGATGGCACCTGCTGACACATTCAAGTACCCTTACATGGGCGCATCCGATGGTAATATGTACCAGCACGAAATCGGTTACACCGACTCCGGCGTCAGCCGCGTAGGACAAGTATACGCCGAAACCGGTGCGTTGGGCCTCGGAAACGGCGATAAAACGGTTGAGGTACGTCAGGTAATTCCGGGCACGGGGACGGGCTACAGCAACCTTCAAGTGTCGTTCTATTCGCACATGACGCCGGAAGGACCGGAACGCACATTTGGCCCGTATTCGCCGCGTAGCAATGGTTACACCGACGTGCGCGTGTCCGGCCGCGAAGCACGGATTCGGTTCACTGCTTCGCAGGACGCCGATTTCGGAATTGGTAAAGTGCGCATGGATGTATCGGAAGGGTCTGGAAGATGAACATACAATTCCCTGTACCACCTGCTACAATCACGCAGGCGTATATGATCCAAGTCTTAGATATCATCCGGAAATCGTTTTTGCCGCTTTTGACGAAAAACGAATCCGGACCACGGGTGCTTTTATCTTCCCCGAACGGTACCGTTTACGAACTAACGGTGTCCAATTTAGGGGTAGTTACAACGGCGGTAAATAGTGGTAAAACAAGAGACATCTAACGGGCTGCCACCGGACGAAATCATTCGGCGCATCGAAAAAGCGCTGGCTCATGGGGGAAATACCCACACATGGGAAGACGTCCGACAAGGTTTGCTATTAGGGAAATACCAAATTTTCTGGAATGATTTCGGTGCTTGTATCACCGAAATTGTGGAAGCGCCGCAGAAACGGTATTTAAACTGTTTTGTGGTTGCAGGCCAACTTCCAGAAGTCATGGATTTGCAGGAAGACGTTGATAAGTTTGCGTTGGTGCATGGGTGTAGTTACATGATGACCAGTGCGCGGATGGGTTGGCAGAAAGTTTTACCGGATTACGGATGGAAGGCCACCAGAACGGTCTTCATCAAAAAAGTTGAAGGGTACTAAAATGGGTAAGCAGAGCGGATCACAAACGACAACGCAGAAAACCGAACTGCCCCAATGGGTGCAGGATGCGGGTCAAAAGAATTTGAACGCTGCCTATCAGGTTTCTGCAAATATGATGGGGCCATATTCTGGTCAGCGGGTCGCGAGTATGACGCCCGGTGCTATGGACACCATTAATGCCCTTCAAAACAATGTGGGTTCGACAAACCCCGGTTTTGCGTATGCACAAGGAACGGCGGGAAATTTAACGAACTATCAGCCGGGTCAAGTCAACGCCGGTGCGTTGGCAAACACTGACTTATCCAGCTACATGAACCCGTACACGCAGAACGTCATCAATTCGGGTTTGCAGTCTTTAGACCTACAACGCCAGCAAGCACTTAACCAAGTCGGCGATCAGGCTCTCAAGACAGGCGCGTTTGGCGGTTCCCGTCACGGTATTTCTGAAGGTGTTACCAACGCGGGCGCTGCCATGCAGGCGGGCACTCTTGCGTCCAACCTTATGAACCAGAACTTTTTACAGGCTCAAGGCGCGGCGCAAAACGATCTCAACCGTAACTTCCAAGGACAACTTGCGAATCAACAAGCTGGTCTGCAAGGGGCGGGGCTTAATCTATCTGCGGCAAACGCGCTTGGTGCGCTTCTTTCTCATGGGCAAAATGCTTTCTTGCAAGGCACCGGTGCGGCGATGGCGGGCCAAGGTGCAATCCAAAACCAGAACCAACAACAGTTGGACGCCGAACGTCAGCAATACGCCGAACAGCAGCAATTCCCATTGCAACAGTTACAGATACCGTTGCAAGCATTGGGCATGACGCCGTACGGTTCGACCTCGACGTCTTCGGTTCCGACAAGCGGAAGTTCGTGGTTGTCCGGCCTTGGCACGCTTCTTGGTGGAATCGGCTCAATCGCGCCTTACATGAGTTTTTCGGATGAAAACGAAAAAACCAATATTCAAGAACTTGGCAAGCATCCCGTAACTGGTCTTCCGATGTATGCTTACGATTACAAAGCAGACGTCGCGGCGGCAAAGAAATCCGGCCAGCCAATGCCTCCAAAACGTGTCGGGCCGATGGCGCAAGATATTGAGAAGACCCAATTCGGGTCCGTGGGTAAGATTGGCGGTAAAAAGGTCGTCAATGGTAGCCTTGGGTTCGGAGGCTGATAATGGATCAACGCGCACTGCAATATTACCATTACCTTATATCCAAAGGCGAATCGCCGCAGGTGGCTGCGGCGATTATGGGTAATATTGGGCAAGAGAGCGGGTTTGATGTCAGCCGTGTTGGCGACAACGGCAATTCTATCGGTTTATTCCAATTCAATAAAAACGGTGAGCAACCTGCCCTGCGTTCGTGGGCAGAGCAAAACAAACGTGATGTAAACGACCCATACGCGCAGTTGGACTTTGTACGTTCCCAGTTGCAATCGCCTGCCTATTCCAAAGTCTACGGGCAGATGCAATTCGCGCCGAGCGTGGCCGAGGCTACCGGCGCGTTTATGTCCGGCTACGAACGCCCAAATCCTCGTTACGCTAATCCAGAAGCGCGTGTAGGTTTTGCCAACCAATTTGGCGAATCCCCAACGCCACCTGCGGCGATGGCACCTGCGGCGATGGCACTCGCCCCGACGCAACAGCCTTCCGCACGGCCATCGGTAGCGGGGCTTTTGCAAGACCCTAAATTCCAAAAAGGGTTTAGCGGTTTGGCGTCATTACTTTCGCCGCAACCGGAACAACCACCACCTGCTTTGCCAACCCCTTACCTTCACCGTCCGCAGATGTATGGTGGTCAGATGTTTAGAGGAATATT